CATTTGCTCCTGAATCCGATCTTAGCGTAGAAGACGAAGTACCAGCATTTGAAGGTACTAAATCTAACACTGAGCAAATGAGAGAGTATGTTGAAAAAATTGCTGAGCCAAAAGGCGAAGACAATAAAGCAACATCTCCAGTTGCTGGTGCAAATGACATGGGTGGAACAACTGCTAATATTGCAAAAGGTTCATCAGAAGAAAAAGGTGGTACTGTAAGTGCTCCTAAAACTGAAGATGGCGGCAATGTTAACGTTCCAGGTGGTAAAGCATCTAAGTCAATGTCAAACGCTAAAGGCCATGGCGCAGAGAAAAAAGGCGCAGGCGAAACAGGAACTGATGGTAAGTCAATCATTGGTTCTAAATAATTGTTGAGGATAGTCTAAGATGATGAACCTATTACGTGAGAACTTGACATTCGACCAGGCGCAGATCGTTCTGGAATCTACTGAGGACGGCAAAGACCTTCATTTAAAAGGTATTTGCATTCAGGGTGGCGTTCGCAATGCGAACCAGCGTATATACCCCGTAAGTGAAATTAGTAGGGCTGTCAACACTCTTAACGATCAGATTCAAGGAGGATATTCAGTTCTTGGTGAAGTTGATCATCCAGAAGGCCTTAACATTAACCTTGACCGTTGTTCGCACATGATTAAAGAAATGTGGATGGATGGACCAAACGGTTATGGAAAGTTAAAAGTATTACCTACGCCGATGGGACAACTTGTTAAAACAATGCTGGAAAGCGGAGTTAAACTTGGTGTTTCATCGCGTGGTTCAGGTAACGTAAACGAAGATAGTAACGTAAGCGACTTTGAAATTATCACTGTTGATATAGTTGCTCAACCATCTGCTCCAGGCGCATATCCAACGCCAATTTACGAGCATTTGATGAATACCAAAGATGGGTATAAGGCATTTAATATGGCTCGCGAAGTAAAAAACGACACAAAGGCACAGAAGTATTTGAAAGAATCTTTGGTAAACATTATCCAAGGTTTAAAATAAGGAGAACATGATGTTGGAAGCACTGAAATCACTTTTTGAGAATAATGTAATTTCTGAAGACATCAAAGCATCGATTGAAGAAGCATGGGCGGATAAGATCACTGAAAACCGTCAGGAAGTAACCGCAGAACTTCGCGAAGAATTTGCTCAAAAATATGACCACGACAAGGCTGTAATGGCTGAAGCAGTGGAAAAAATGGTTGAGGATAGACTTGGTGAAGAGATTACGGAATTTGCTGATGACCGCACAAAACTTGCTGAAGCGAGAGCAAAGTATCATGTGGCAATGCGTGAAAACGCAGACCTACTGAAAAACTTTGTTGTTGCACAATTAGGCAAGGAAGTTTCTGAACTACATGAAGACCAAAAAGCAATGTCAACGAAATTTGGCAAACTTGAGGAATTTGTAGTAGAGGCTTTGGCAAAAGAAATTGCTGAATTCCATGAAGACAAGAAAGATCTTGCAGAGACTAAAGTTCGACTAATTAGAGAGGCTAAGAAGCATCTTAACACAGTAAAAGAAAAATTCGTTAAAAATGGAGCGAAGGTTGTTGAAAATACTGTTGCAAAAACTCTTACAAAAGAGATTGGGCAACTTAAAGAAGACATCGACGTTGCACGTAAAAACGACTTTGGTAGAAAATTGTTTGAAACGTTTGCGGAAGAGTATACTAACTCTTACTTAAATGAGAAATCAGAAACTGCTAAACTTTTACAAGTTGTTGAAGTGAAAGACAAGCAATTAGCAGAAGCGAAAGCAACTGTTGAGAAAACAACTAAATTAGTTGAATCTAAGGATCTTGAGTTTAAAAAGGCACAAGAAACTGCAAAAAGAAAAGATGTAATTTCCGAGTTGACTGCTCCACTGAGCAATGAACAAAAAGAGATTATGACAGACTTACTGGAGTCTGTACAAACTGCTAATATCCAAAAACAGTTTGACAAGTACTTACCGTCAGTAATTGATGGTAACACTCCGGCAAAGAAGAAGGCAACACTTACCGAGGCGAAAGAAGTAACAGGCAACAAAGAAGAATCTAACGTTAGAAATGGCGCAAGTAATTCTGCAACAGATAATGTCGTAGATATTAGAAGACTTGCAGGATTAAAATAAGGAGAAATCAATGTCAGAACTATTAGAAAGTAGATGGCAGGAAACTAAGAGCGCATTACTTGAAGGCCTACAAGGCAATAAGAAGTCTGTTATGTCTGCTACGCTTGACAACACCAAGAAGTACTTGGCTGAGTCGGCTACAGCAGGAGCAACTTCTGCGGGTAATGTTGCAACTTTAAATAGAGTTATCCTACCAGTAATAAGAAGGGTCATGCCTACAGTGATCGCTAACGAAATCGTTGGTGTTCAACCTATGACAGGACCAGTGGGTCAAATCCACACATTAAGAGTTCGTTACTCAGACACATTAGATGATGTGACTGCAGGCGAAGAGGCTCTATCACCGTTCAAGATTGGCTTAGGCTATTCAGGTGGTGGATCTACTGATAAGGCATCTGCTACAGCGGCACTTGAAGGTGAAGCAGGTAAGAGATTGTCAATTCAGATCTTAAAACAAACAGTCGAAGCGAAGACACGTAAATTGTCAGCACGTTGGACTTTTGAGTCTGCACAAGACGCACAAGCACAACAAGGCATTGACGTAGAAGCGGAAATTATGGCGGCTTTAGCACAAGAAATTACTGCTGAAATCGATCAAGAAGTTCTTGCTTCATTACGTAACTTGGCTGGAACTGCTGAATCAGATGTACAGTACGATCAAACTGCTGTATCAGGAACTGCTACATTCGTCGGTGACGAACATGCGGCACTTGCTGTAATGATTAACAGAGCGGCTAATAAAATCGCACAGCGTACAAGACGTGGCGCAGGTAACTTTGCAGTGGTATCACCGCATACGTTAACTGTACTTCAGTCTGCTACAACTTCAGCGTTTGCAAGAACAACTGAAGGTACATTCGAAGCACCTACTAACACTAAACTTGTTGGTACACTAAACGGCGCAATGAAAGTATACGTAGACGCATATGCAACAGACGCAACAGACGTACTTGTTGGTTACAAAGGAACATCAGAAGCAGACGCGGCGGCATTCTATTGCCCATACATTCCGCTAATGTCTTCAGGCGTTGTTTTAGATCCAACTTCGTTCGAGCCTGTAGTTTCATTCATGACAAGATACGGTTATGTAGAGTTAAACAACACTGCATCATCTCTTGGTAATGCGGCAGACTACTTGGCACGTGTGAGCGTTGCTGGTGTAACATTTAGTTAATTCTTAGAATTAATTTTATTGAAAAGGGCGGTGGCAACACTGCCCTTTTTTTATGGCTATTCAAAATATATATTTTGGTAAACTTACTTCTTGCATTTTCCTACAAAGAGTGTTATATTAATAACATAGCAACAAAAAACTAATTACTTTTTGTTTATAGTGCAAGGAAGAGGCCTTTACCAGAAGGGTCGAACTTGACTGTCCAGGGGTGGTACCCAGGCTTGGTAGTAGAAATACGCTGAGTCACATCGCACTAACCCGCGGGGATAGGTTGTACGGTTTAGGAATGGTATTCCGGTCCGTGCTTGTAGGTGTACCCAAGTCCTACCTATTATGCTTATACTAAAAGGCTCTTCGGAGTCTTTTTTTATGACTAAATATTTGTATGAAGGACGAGTACACAACGGTCTTTTATGACCTTGTCCAAGAGACACAGTCCACTACAGGGTACGAACTTCCCTTAGAAGTTGAAGCGTATGTAGTAATGCTCCTTGCAGATAAGTTAGATAAACCAAATTTCCTTCCTGAAAAATCATTTGCAGAAGCGTACTTGTCATTAAAACAGCCTTACAGACTGTCAGCAAAAGAACTGGGCGATACATGTCTTTTTGTTACAGGTGTATTTCCTGAATATGGATTGAGTATTGATTACTATTCTAATATAGGTAAAAGCAGTTATAGTATTGCTACAACAAATCTTGATATTGAAATATTTGAATTATTATCAACAAAATTTGATTTTGTACGTGAATTTATCAATATAGCAACAAAGCCGAAATATTCTCCAGTTCTGTCTATTAGATAAATACTTGTGTCAGATAGTGTGCCGCAAGGCGGACTTATGCAGAATACCAACTGCGTACCGGATAGAACCCGGATAGGACTACTTTATAGGAGAAAACAAAATGGGAAGACCAATTAATAAAAAGTTTTTCGGAGTACCTACAGCAGGTGGCAACGAAATCAAAGTTGACTTTCATAACGGCTCTGCTGTTACTGAAGGTTATATTGTTAAGCAATTAGGATCTAAGAAGTTTCGTGTAGCGGCTATCGGTACACCAGGAACGAAGTACGATCGTTTCTTAACAACAGGTAAATTAGCATCTGCACTTACTGGTACAGAAATGGCGATCACTGTAAAAGGTGATGACGCAGAAACTTATCAAGTTTCTAAAATTTCTGGACGTAAAGCAACAATCATTGCACCAGATGGTACAGGCTCAAATGCATTAAGCGGAACATCAATTGCTTGGAACTTTAGTACTGCAAACAATGACAGTGCTGTTCAGTTTGAAGAAGCGGGTGACGACGATACATTAGTCGGCACTGATGATGACGATTTCACTAACGCATAAAGAATAAACGTTGTAGGGGAGAAATCCCCTACATACTTTTAAGGAATTGTAATGTCAAAATATGTAAGTGTACCAAATGGTGATTATACAGTAAAAACGCAAAGTGGTGGGACTATACGTCTTGACACAGGCTCAGGTGCTGGCGAAACAAGAGTTACAGGTGACCTTGTTATTGAAGGTAACACTGTAAACGTAAGTACTGTAAATTTAGAAATTTCAGATAATATTATTGAACTTAACAAAGGCGAAACAGGTGCTGGAGTAGGTGAAGGAACATCTGGTATTAGAATTGACAGAGGTACAAAAGAAGATGCATTATTTTTAATTGACGAAACAATTGAACATGTAAATCCAAACGCACCAGCAACAGAAGTGTTTGGTACATTTGTATTTAGAGATGCAGTTGGAAACAATTTAGGAATTAGAGCGCCAAGTATTCAAACAGGCGGCAGTAGTTTATATCTTGACACAAATGGTGAAACAGTTAAAATAGTTGGTTCAGCAGTAACATATAGTAACAGCATTATTAACAATGACGATGATCATGCACTTACAAATAAATTATATGTTGATCAAGTTATTGATGCAACACTAAACGATTTAGCAATTAGAAAAATTGCAGACGGTAATACGCAAGTAGAAGCAACAGACGCTTCTGATATTAGCGGACAAAGTAGAGTTGACTTTATGATGGATAGTTCCATTGTATCAACATTCTTTCCAGACAGAATTGAATTAAATGATGTACGAATTAAAGACCAAACTATATCAGGAACAGTTAGTAATGGTGATTTAATACTTGAAGCACCAGGCACAGGTACTGTAAGAGTTAAAGATGTTTTAAATATTGCAACAACACCAGGAACTGATGATGTTGCTGTTGATCCGTTAGCACCAGCAGACGGAGTAAGTCTTTATTCTAAGTCAGAAGGCCCAGGCAATACAGGCGTATATTACGTAAATACAAATAACGAACGAGACGAATTAATTAGTAGAAATAGAGCCCTTATGTTTGGGTATCTATTGTAAGGATAAATATTAGCATGGCATTAGCAAACATATTAATTGACAATACACAAAAAGCAATAGTTACTGTACCAGCAAGTACTCAGTATGCTATCTTAACTTTAGTGGTTTGTAACACAGCGGCAGAAGACCTAAGTGGAGCAAACGATGCAACTTTTGATTTATACATTGTTCCAGCAGTTGCTAATCCAAGCGGCACAGGATCAATTGCAGTAGGTGCTCAAACACAGATTGCAAAAAGAGTAAGAGTAGCAGGTTCAGACACATTTACGTTTGACACAGAGAAGATGGTATTAGCCGCTGGTGATAGAATTATATTAGAAGGACAAGCACCTTATAATCTATCAGCAACAGTAAGTTACTTGGAAGTGTAATGAAATTTCTTAAAGCACAAACAACTAATAATAGAGGAATCGACAGAGGTGTTGGTATTTTTTATAATACTGATCAAACTGTTGATATCAGATCCAAAAGTGCTTTGAAAGTTCCAGTAGGTGCAGACGCAGATCGTCCAGCATATCCAGCATTAGGTCAAATGAGATTTAACACTACAAACAACAGTGTTGAATTTTATGATAATGGTGTTTGGAAAGAGATTAGACTTAAAGAACCAACACCAATTACACAACAAAGTTTAGGCACAGGAGACGGTACTGAAACTGTGTTTGGGCCTCTTAACGCTAACGACACGTCTTATCCAGTACCAGCAACAGCACAGAGTGCATTAGTAATTGTAGAAAACGTTTTACAGTTATCCGTAACAAACTACACATTAGAACAAAGTTCAAGTGGTAACCTTGCAGGACCAAATGCACCATATGCAGACGGTTATTACATCAAATTCCTTTCAGCAGTACCAAACGGCAAAGCCGTAACAGTCCTACATAACTTCGACAAGTAAATCCAATAAATATAGTTAAGGAGTATTAACTATGAGCAGTCTTGGAAGAATATCAGGTCCGTTATTAAAGGCCAATCTACAGCGTGAAGCAGATCTTTCAGTAGAAACAGACCTACTGTACATAGGTCATACTGATGGTAAGATTGGTATTAACACAGTAACAAGGCCAAGGGATCTTACAGTTGACGGTACTTTAAAAGCAAGAAGCACTGGACAAGACTTAACAGTAACTAATGATTTAAACATTGGTAACTTTACATTTGGTCCAAACGGTGTAAGTGTTCCATCAGGAAATATTAATATTAATCATGCTGGCGGAGTTGGCAGTGGTGTTGTAGTTGGAGGTATTAAAACATCTTCAGTTGACATACAAAATAATTACATCGGATCACACACTACAAATGCTGATGTAGATTTTATTCCACAAGGCGCAGGTACTAACGAACTTATTACAGCAGGACAAACAGTTGGCGTTGATGGTAACATTCATGCAACAGGTAATATTACATTTGACGGAAATGTTTTAATTGGTGGCGATGGTGATGAGGATAATGTTAGATTCTTAGGAGACATTGACAGTGATTTAATTCCAGACGCTACTGGAACTTATAATGTAGGTACTACTACTAAACGTTTTGACTTACAAACAGAAGATTTTACAGTAACAAATAATATTGGTGTAGAAAATATCACAGTTGCTGGTATTGAAGTTACACTTTCACAAGGTAACATATGGTATGTTGCTGTTAACGGTGACAATAATAATAGAGGTACTGCACCACAAGGTAGACTTGCAACAATTAAGTATGCGTTGAGTCGAGCAACAGCAGGAGATACTGTTCTTATTGCGGCTGGCGATTATGAAGAACAATTTCCATTAGAAGTTCCAGCAGGAGTTACAGTAAAAGGACAAGACATGCGTAATGTTGAGATACGTCCGACCACTGATAATCAAAGCGAAGACTGTTTCTTACTAAATGGAGAAAGCACTGTTGAAGATTTAACAGTTAAAAACTTCTTTTATGATAGCACAAATGATAAAGGTTATGCTTTTAGATTTGCAGGCGACATGAAAGTTACATCACGTAGTCCATATATTAGAAATGTAACAGTTATTACACAAGGACAAACAACAAGTGCAAGTGATCCAAGAGGTTTTGATTCTGGAGACGCTGGTAAAGGCGCACTTGTAGATGGTAGTGTTTGTGATCATGATACAAATGAAGCAAGTATGTTATTCCATGCAGTAACTTTTATTACTCCAGGTGTTGATGCACTTACAATGACAAACGGTGTTAGGGTTGAGTGGTTAAATTCTTTTGCATATTTTGCAAATAGAGCAATGTACATTGTAAATGGTCCAGGAAGATGGCGTAGTGATAGCGTATTAATAAAAGGTGGCGAAATAAGATCCATCGGCTCAGCAAGTGTTTACGGAAATAAAGGTATTGAAGTAGATGGTGACGAATGTTTAGCATATCTAATATCACACAACTTTGCTTATGTTGGATCAGGAAAGAATGTAACTAACGATGTTACACAAACTATTTCAGCAAATGAAGTTACAAAACTAAACAGCGGAACAGTTTACTATCAATCACAAGACCAAGAAGGTAATTTTAAGGTTGGAGATACATTTTTTGTAAATCTTAAAGATGGTACAACAAGTATTGATGCTGACACTGTTGATGCAACAGGACTTTCAAGTTTAAGAGTAAGCACAAATGCAAACACATCTTTTATTGATGGTTCAAATATTGAAACAGGAGCAATAAGAATTCTTTCTCCTAACACAATTAAGTCTGTTGCAGGACCAATTAACTTTGCATCTCCTTCAAACATACACAACTTACTTACAAATACAAGAATGGCAAGTGTAGATGTTACAGGTAACTTAACACTTGGTGGAAGTATTGTAACACTTGGTGATCAACCGGGTGATACTGTTGACTTTACTACATCTTTTGCACAAGACTTGTATGCAGATACTACAGACACATACACTTTAGGTACATCTACTAAACGTTGGAGGAAAGGTTACTTTAATGAGTTAGCAGTAGATAGTTTTAATTTCAATGCAAATACTATTAGTGTTAATAATACAAATGAAAATTTAGATTTACGTGCAAGTGGTTCAGCAAACGTTGTATTTGACGAAGTTACTGCAAGAAGTAATATATTAGGATCTTATACTGCTGATCTTACATTAGCACCAACTAATAATCTTACTATGTCAGCAACTAATAACTTAGGACTTCCTACAGGTACTAATTTACAGCGTAAAGATAACGTTGCTGATTTACGCTATAATACAGACTTAGGAATATTTGAAGGTTATAGTGGAGGTAATGTTAGTTTTGATGGCTTATATGATACTGATAGAGATACATATATTGACCTAAGTAACAATCAATACACATTAGTAACAGGAAATGCGGCTAATACAACAATAAATCACTTAACATTACAAACAAACCGTTTTGATTCAGACAATTCTCTTAGTATTAACGGTAATACTATTACAAGTGCAACACCAAATGCTGATATTCAGTTTATATCAAATGGATTAGGTACTATTGGCCAAGAAGATCTTACGTTTAAAAACAATACTATTACAAATACACTTGATACACCATTTACATTTAGTCTTGCAGACATTTATTCATATCTAAAGTTTGATCAAACTATGGGACTTGTAGTACCATTTGGTACAGATGCAGAACGTCCGACCACACCAGCACAAGGTATGACAAGGTTTAATTCACAGCGTGGATACCTTGAAAGTTACAACGGAACACAGTGGGTTTTAGCGGCAGGTGGCGGTGAATCTGTTACTGAAGAATACGCTGAGTCAATTAACTTCCTTTGGAACCTTATCTTAGGCTAATATCCAAAAACGATAAATACTATTAATGCAATGAAGGGCTGGCCAAGCCGTTGCAGGACAAACCGTGGTTATCCAGCGATAGAGGCAAGTTTTTGTCTAACAGGGTAGAGGGACAGGATCCCCGTTTATAGGAGAAAAAGGTGGCAGTTGGTCGTATATCTGGTCCGCTTTTGAAGGCAAATTTGCTTCGTCAAGGAGTGGATTTAGCGTTTGAAACAGACCTACTTTATCTGGATGTTAATAATAGCCGTATTGGTATTAAGACATCAACACCATCAGCCGAGCTCGATATAAACGGTTCAGCAAGAATACAATCTTTAGACATTTTAGATACAACACTACCAATTGGTAATATAACAATTGATGGTGGTACTAATACAATCTCTACTTCAGCAAGTCAATTTAATATTGCAACACCAAACAGTGTAATTTACCAAGATAGATTACAAATTGATGATATTGAAATTGATGGCAGTGTAATTCGCACATTAGGAACTAATCAAAACTTAGAATTTCGTCCTAACGGGACAGGTACTATTAACTTTGTAGGTGATACAAACGTTACTGGTAACTTACATGCAACTGGTAACATCAGTGCAGACGGTGATATTACTATTGGTGATGATGATACAGACACAATCACTATTAATGCCGACATAGCAAGTAACATTATACCGGATACAACAAACACATATACAATTGGTAGTTCAACTAAAAAGTGGAATCACGGTTACTTTGATGATGTAACAGCAACAACAGTTGTTGCAAACAGTATTACATTATCAGACTTAGATTTAACATCAACACCAGGCAACATTTATTATGTTGCTAAGAATGGTAGTGATACAAATGCTGGTGATCATCCACAAGCACCATACACAACTATTACAAAAGCATTAAGTTCTGCAACAGCAGGAGACACTATTCACATTTATCCTGGTAATTACGAAGAAGTATTTCCGTTAACAGTACCAGCAGGCGTTGCAATATTAGGTGAAGGCATTAGATCAGTAAACATTACACCTACTGCTGGAACAAATAACAATGACTGCTTTATATTACAAGGCGAAACAAGTATTATGGACTTGTCAATCAAAGACTTTTACTATAATAGTGTTGCTGACGAAGGTTATGCTTTTAAATTTGCAAGTAATTTTAATGTTACTTCAAGATCACCATATATTAAAAACGTAACAGTAATTACAAAGGGTAGTGTAACAAGTGCAAGTGATCCAAGAGGCTTTGACCAAGGTGATGCTGGACGTGGAGCATACTTAGATGGTGCAATAGCATCAGCAGGTTCAAGAGAAGCGTCAATGCTTTTCCATGCAGTAACATTTATTGTTCCTGGAGCAGTTGGATTATATGTAACTAACGGTGCAAGAGTTGAATGGTTAAACTCTTTTGTATACTTTGCAGACAAAGCGATACAAGGTGTTAATGGTTCTACAGGAATAAAAGGTACAGGACGTACTAAAATTAAATTAAGTGGACTTGTTGGAACTCCAACAGCAACTGAAGTGTTTCAATACACACAAGCAGGCGGAACTGTAATTAGTGCAACAGTAAATGAAGTAGATGGAAACTACATTTACTTAAATGGTAATGCCGCTGGACTTGAAACTAAATTTGAACGTGGTGGAAAAACAGTAGTTGCTTCAGGTCAAGCACAAATAGATACAACAATTAAAAAATACGGCACTGGTAGTTTACAATTAGACGGTACCGGCGACTATATCAGTATTGCAAATGATCCAGACTTTGGTTTAGGAACAACAGACTTTACTATTGAAGGTTACTTTTATGCTGACAGTGTAACAGGTACAACATCATTAGTTGATATGAGAGCTGGTACTGCAACTGACACAGGCTTATATGTATATCAAGTAGGCGGTACAGTAAAAGTTTATTACAACGGTGCAGATATATTGTCCGGAGGAACGCTATCAACTACAACATGGACACACGTTGCAGTATCACGTTCAGGCAATACAATTAATTTATATGTTAACGGAACAAGAGTTGATAGTGATAACGCATTTAGTAGCACACTCGGAACAAGTAAACCATTTATTATTGGTGCAGTGTACGATGCTTCAAATGGTTGGAACGGTTACGTAGATGATTTTAGAATTTCAGACACTGCAAGATATACAGCAGGTTCTTATACACCGCCACTGAACGAAGTTGCAAACGATAATAACACTAAATTGTTATTAAGATTTAACGGTACAGATACTTCGACAACATTTGATGACGAAACTATTTTAGATCAGTCAATTGGTTTTGGCGGAGGTGCATATGCAACTGGTATGGAAATGGTTGACTTCTCAGACTTTGGTTGTGAGATTAGATCAATTGGTAGTGCATGTGTTTACGGTAACTATGGAATATACGGCGACGGTAACGGCGTTGTTATGTACCTTATCTCTCAGAACCTTGCATACATTGGTAACGGTAAAGCAGTTGATAATGATCCTTCAACAGTTATACAAAGCCAAGAAGTTACAAAATTAAATGATTCAAACATTTACTTTAGTTCAGTTGACCACAAAGGTGACTTTAGAGTTGGTGATGTATTCCATGTTGATCAATCATCTGGTACTGTTAACTTTACTAACGCAAACTTCAATGTTGATACTTTACAAAGTGTAAGATTTAGCACAGGCGCAAGTACAACTATTATTGATGGCGACAAGATTCAAACAGGTAACACAAGATTAAGTGGTAACACTGTAGAAAGTTTAAGCGGAGACTTAAACATTGATAGTGCTGACGGTATTATTAATTTTGCAGACAATGTAAACATTGCAGGAAACTTAGATGTAACAGGTGATGTTACAATAGGTGGTAACATTACAATTGGTGATGAAGCAAGTGATAGTATTAACATTGTGGCAGGTATTGCAAGTAACCTTGTACCAAGTCAAGATGGAACATATGACTTAGGTACTTCAAGTTATGAATGGAAGAAAGTTCATACAGGAGAAGTACAAGTCGATGATATTAATATTAATACAAATGTTATTCAAACTACTAACACGAACCAAGACTTAGAATTACGTGCAAGTGGTACAGGAAGTATTGTTGTAGACGATTTAAGTTTTAAAACTAATATTATTTCAGCACCAGGCGACATAGTTCTTGATCCAGGTAGTGAAACAGTTAAGATTGATTCAACAGGTTCATTAACAATACCAAAAGGTACAACAGCACAACGTCCAGGTACAGGCGTAAATGGTATGATACGTTATAACACAGACACAAATGTGTTTGAAGGTTATGACGGAGCATGGATTACTCTTAACGGTGTACGTGACAATGACCAAGATACTTATATTACAGCAGAATTAACTCCGGGTGCAGACGATGACACACTAAGATTTTATGCACAAGGAAATTTAATTGCTGATGCTAACGCAACACGCTTCAATGTTGCCAAATTATTAGTTGATGACATTGAAATTGAAGGAAATACTGTAAGAACCATTACTACAAACGCTGATTTGAACCTTTTAGCAAACGGAACTGGTAAAGTTATTGTAGAAAATTTTGGATTCAACGAAAATTCGATAACTAATACTGTAGCCGGCGCTATTACCACACTTGCACAAACAGGTGATGGTTACTTCAAAATTGAAGGAACGGGTGGGTTTGTTATTCCAACAGGAACACTACTAAACAGACACCCAACACCGGAGACAGGAATGATGCGTTTTAATACGCAAGACGATAGAGTTGAAATTTACGACCAAGCAGGGCAGTGGGTTTCAGTAGCAGGTAGTTCAGGTGCTGTATCAGCACAAGACGCAGAAGAAATTGCTATTAAAATGGCAGTAACAATAGGATAATAGGAAAATAAGATGGCAACATTTTTTAGAAATAAAGCAGTTAAAGAAATAGGAAAAGTAA